CAGGACCTGTATTTCGTTTAACAACAATACCACATGCTCCATTTCCTAAATCAGTAAAATTATATGCAACACTATTAAAATCAATATAAACAAGTAAGTCAATAGGATTATAAGTTTTATTTGCTCCTGCAGGAGGAAGAATTTCTACATCTGTAGTATCTAAACTTAACATTTCAGCAGGAGTAATTTTTTTTATTACCTGCTTATACTTAGTTACATCAATTAGATTTTGCAACTGTTGTATAGTAAAATTTTTAGTAACATTAGGAGGAGTTCCTCCTACCTCCGTTCCTATCAACTTATCAGTCAATAAAGGAGTTCCCACATTTGTATATGAACTTATTTTAGCCATTTACCTTTTCTGTCTGCTTTTTAGTTATCTCACCGGTTTCTAAATTAATTTTAGTATCCTTACCGTACTTTTGTAGGAGCACTTTTTCTTTATTACCAAAATTATCTTTCATTTCTTTTATTACAGTTAGAATCATTTGTTTCCTTAGCTCAGTATCAGCTAGTTCCATTTTTGCTCTATTGTAATCTTGTAAAGCTTGTCTTATTTCAGACAGCTCTTCTTTTTTTAATTTCTTTGCCATTTTATTTAATTTAAATTTATTTTACAAATATACTAATATTTTCCTTGTCTTGATTTTGGAGAGGATTTAGTTGAACCTCCTTTGCCTGCCCACAAATGTTTACATGCCCAATATCTAGCTGTTAGCTTAGACTTAGCCTGACTACATTTATGTCTTGCTCTAAAACTCTTACGAGCAGCAGGAGAATAGTTGTGTCCATAGCCTTTAGCACCAAAGTGAATCAACTTCTCTTTGCCGCCTTCACAAGCCTTGACCATCTTCTTTTTACCGGGTCTAGTACTAGGTCTTACCCTATTGCAGGGCATATTCTTTTTACTTACCGCCATTCTTTTTTTTCTTTCTTTTTTTCAAAACCCTAAAATCACTGCCTGTGATTTTATCAAATGGTGGACTAGCCTGTGCTATTCTCCTTTGCTTTTTACTAAGTTTGCTCATAGTTTTATCTCTTATTTTTTTTATTTAAATTTTTTAAATTTGCTGCATTATCTAATGCCATTTGCATTCTTATTTTAAATTGGTCAGCATAAGGGGGAAATTTAGGTTTAGGTGTGTTTCCCCTATTATCTTTGTGCATTTTGCTCATCTTATTGTTTTTTATTATGAGAGCCTCCAAAAAAGAAATCAACAACTGTGTTTACTTTAGCACTCATAGCACCAAAGATTGTTGATATAAAACTTATTTCAAACTCTCCTAAGTTAATATCTCCTTTTACAAAATATCTGAACATTACAAAACTCAAAGCAAAATATGCAATGGTAAATACTGTTGCTAATATTTTTTGTATTGAGGAATCATCAGAGTACATTTTTCTTGCACTCTTTCTATCTTCTACCTCTAACTCAAACATCTGTTTCTCATGCTGTTGAAACAACTGCTCTAGTCTTTCCTGAGCAGCTAGTCTCTCTTCATCAGTAGTGATTACCTCATCTAATATCTGGGTAGCATTACCCATTAAATTTTTTATTATTTTTTTTATCATGTTAATTGAATTGGATTTCTATATTTAGTTTTATTATTTTTATCCTTATACGCTACCAACACTTGCTGTCTATTGTCAGATATCTTGTAACTAACATGTATCCATGCAGGGTCTCCATCTATACTTTCAGTGCTTGTCCCAAACTCTAATATCAGTTGGTCAAAATCTAAATCTAACTTCTTTATAGCCTCATAGATTTTAACATTATCCATTTTACCTTTTTTATAAAACTGACAATCCACCGCTTCATATCTGCAATGCTGTGAGTTTGAGCTTCCCCCTATAGCCATATTCAACTCAGGCGAACGATAGCCTGAAGTTATTCGTATAGGTCCTAGCTCCTTTCTTATGGGCTGTAACAAACCATTTGCCATCATAGTTAGCTTTTGTATTCCGTCTTGTGTCGGCTGATTTGAAATGCCTAGACGCATAGCCACATTACTTCTTGTTAATTCTTGTAGCGTAAAGTTTTTACTAATCTGCATAACTACATAAATTTTTTCAACACCAACTCTTCCGTTTTTTTCACAGCTTGTTTTGTTGATAGTTGAAATGTTAAATCAGCTTCATACTTTTCAACAATCTCTTTATTGTTAAAAATTATTAATGTAGGAACTGACAATATTTTATATTTTTTAGTTAGCCCTGGACAGTGTTCAATATTAACCAAATAGGTTTTTACATCTTTAAAATCCGATAGGTCAGTCATATTAGACTTATTCCACTCAGCATAAAACTCTACTACCACAATATCCTCACTAAGCTTTTCATTAAAATTACTTTCATTTATTTCTACCTGAGAAAAACTAAATAGACTAAGTAAAAGTAGTATTAATAATATTATTTTAGTATTCATTTTTTTTGAATTACTTCATACAATCTCTCATCCATAACATCTATCTTTTTTTCGATTGCATCTAATGTTTCCTTATTTGACAAAACAGTTTGTCTAATAAGTTCATTTTTCATATTTATTTCATTGGCACTAGGATAGTTGTCAAACTTGTTTACCTTTAATTCAATAGCACTAACTTGCCCTACTAAATTATAATAAGTTCCCACTAACCCCACAATCATAACTACAAAACTAATTATGAATTTTAAGTCAGTACTAACCTTAGTGTTTTCTCCTATTTGTGCCATTTAACTTTTCCATTTTCTATAAACAAACCTTTTGGATTCTCCATCGGCTGTCCATAAATATTATACATTAAATCACTATTCTTTGATTTTTCTATAACTTCTAGTAATGAAGAGTTACAAGGCAACCCTGTTTCACAATCAATAAACTCTTCTATTATAAACTCAACATACTCTGTCTCAACTATTGTGTCATATACTACTACTTCAACTTCTTCTATAACATCAACAAAAAGCGTGTCTAAAACTTCTGCGTATACTGTATCGGTAATATAAATATATTGTGGTACAGAAACTTCTACCTCAACAGTATCAACTACTATCTCATAAATATATTCAGTGTCAAAGATAGTATCAAACAAGGTTTCATATTCTGTAAGATACACAGTATCACACCCCACAGGTATTGGGGGCAAACAATTTATAGCTTCTGTTGGACCTTCAGTGTTTTCATCAGCAGCATCCACACAGTCTTCCCAACCGTCATTTATCCAATCTGCTTGAACACAACCATCAGGTGAGTATTGAGTCCAATTAGAAGGGTCATCACCGCAAAAGAATCCTCCTGACTCAGCACAAGTTATACACAAAAGCTGAAAGTCAAATCCTTGTCCTAACCCAATGTATGACATTAGGAATAAAAAATAAGTTATAAATTTTTTCATACTTAATAGATTAAATAGTTAAACCCAAACTTCAACTCATATACAGGTATCATCCAATATCTTTGATGTGTTCCTTCAATAAACAAACCTAAATGTTTTGTTATTCGTGAACCAATTACTACACCTGCATCCCACTCTGCCCAATCGTTTTCATCTTGACCATATTCAAATGAATAATCATCAAGTCCATAATGCAAAGGTAATAAATTATACCATATGTGAATCCATAGTTTAGGAGTCCATTTATAGTATGAAACGCCTAATACGGCACTGATTTCGTTTTGTGTGCCTAACTTTTCTAATTCTCGTTGATTAAATGATGCTACTGCATTACCAAAGTAATGTTTGTAAAACTCATCATTAGAAGTAGCTATTACTTCTCCTTCTCTTGACCAATGCCAACTTCCATTTACAAACTCTCTGCTATATCCAAAGTCAGCAGCTAGCTCTACAAAAGTGCTTTCACCAGGTGTCCAAAAATCTTCTATAGGGGTAATGCCATAAGCCGGATGATTCCTACCCACCACACCTAGTGTAAAGTCCCAAGGTCCTTTGTTTAGTCTTAGTCTAGTATCAAATGATTTATATTCTAATCCTACTCTTTGATTATCTTTGTATTGCAGCTTAGTAACATTATAGTCACTTAGGTATCGTAACCAAAAGTTAGCATTATTAAACTTCTCACCCCTATTGCGAATAAAAGAATAATTAAAAAGATACTCCCAACCATTAGCATTACCAATGGTAACATCATCTGAAACAGTTCTTTCAGTACCATAGTACCATGTTTTAACTTTGTACTCATAATCAAATCTAGCTATTTTTCTAATACCTATTGTAAGGTTATAGTCATATGGGTTTACCTCCGTAACATCTTGGTAGCCTCTATCAACTGCAATATAATTTTCTCTCTCTACCATAGATGTACCCATGGTCATAGATGTGTAAATAGTAGAGTATTTAAAAAACTGACCGAAACTTATTAGTGGTATGCTAAGTAATAATATAAGTAGTCTCATCATTTTTATCATCTGTATCTTCAGTTAAAAAATATTTTAAATGATACTTGCCTTTTATTGTTACTGTTGCTGTCCACATATTAATTGTAAAATGCTAATAGGTAACCTCCATTTATTAAAGTCCTAGTATCCGTAGGGGTTGAAGCATTATCATCACGAAATAAAAGGTTTCTAGATAAAGGCATTTGTCGTGGAAGGAATCCCCTTCCTATAAAAATAGTTTGTGTTGTGCCACCCATTGTTTTAACTGTTACTAATTCAGTAGGAAGTCTT